CAGCTATTTTGTGCGTTGAAAAAGAAAGGGTTTTCTGAAATAGATTTATAATTATGGGTATATTTAAACAACCTAAAGCTCCTATGATAGATTCTGAACTTGATAAGCAGATGAAAGAAAGACGAGAGGAGGAAGAAAAGGCTAAAAAAGCAAAAGCCGAAAAAGAAAAAGAACTTAAATGGCGTAAATCTAAAGGGATGGTAGGCACTCGTTCTTTATTTTCGAGAGCTGGTGGAAAAGGATTTTATTACGAAGGCAAAGAAATATGAGTAGTAAAAAAGGTACTTCTTCTGGTTCAAGATCGGGTAACAAAGGTGGAGGCAATGATAAAAGCGAACACGAAAAAAGACAAAAATTATTACAAGATAATATTAATAAATTAAAACGTAAAGGAGCAACAGAAGAATCTATTGCTGGATTAACAGCTAAAAAAGAAAAAGAAGATAAATTATTTAAAGGTCTGCAGTCTGGTAAAGACTATGTTAAAGGTCAATTAGGTTTGATAGAAAAAAAAGCTGGACCATTTGATTACTTACAAAAAGGAAAAACAACTGGAATATATGCTAGTAAATTAAAAGGCAAAGATGCTGATTTTTTTGGACAAGAAGCATCTCAAGCTACAAATGAGTATTTAGTTTCTATTGGAGAAGCAAAAGTAGGAAATTATTTTAAAAAAGTTGGTGGCGAAAATATTAGAATAAGCAAAGAAGAAGGAGAAAGATTAAAAAAAGCTGGTGATCCAAATGTACATTCATCTTATATTTTAACAAGTGCTGGTCATAAACTAAAATATGGTCAAGGAGCAAAACATGGTGGGGGTGCAATGGGAACAGGAAATCCTAAAGGGATATTAACATCTACACCAATTTCTTTTCCAATGTATAAACAAAATCAAAAATTATTAGGAATACTTACTGGAGGATTAGGTGTTGTAACTGGAGGATTTGTTGGTATGGGAATGAGAGCTGCATCTATACACGCTTTTTCAAAAATGGATCGTTATGGATATGCTGGTTATTTAAATAAGTTTTATAATAAACAAGGAGTTGATACATCTTCTTTAGGAATTAAAACAAGTGGCGAAAGAGGAAGTGGAGGTGGAGGTGGAGGAGAAGTTTCTAGTTCTGGCATGATTAACACTTCTGCAACTGGAGATAATACTCAAATAACAAAATTTAAAAAGAAAAAAGCTGGACAAGGATCAGATACAGTAGCTTCTAGCAGAAGTTTATTAGCTACTTCTAACAAAACAATAACAGGATATATGGCATAATGGTTTATGAAAATGTAGATATTACTCCAATGGAAGCTGATACTGACAGTCGTGTTGGTCAGTTTTTAAAACGATATAAAAAAGCAGAAGGTATTAAAGATTATTGGAAAGAAAAATTTGAAGAAGCATATGAATTTACTATGCCTCAAAGAGAATCTTTTTTTGAAGAAACTGCTGGTCAAAGACGAACAGATAAAATATTTGATGAAACAGCAGTAGTAGGAATACAAGAATTTGCTAGTAGATTACAAGCTGGTATGACACCTACTTTTGCAAGATGGGCAGACTTTGAAGCTGGTTCAGAAATACCAGATGAACAAAAGCCAATGATTAATGAACAGTTAGATGCCATTACATCTTATGTATTTGAAGTATTACAATCATCTAATTTTAATACAGAAGTGCATGAATGTTTTATGGATTTAGCAATCGGTACTGGTTGTTTGTTAGTAGAAGAAGGTGATGCTATTAGTCCATTAAAATTTAATGCAATACCTTTACCAAGATTAACTTTAAATAGTGGACCAGATAATAAAATAGATCAAATCTTTAGAACACGATATGTGGATTATGAGGATTTACAAGTTACTTATCCTCGTTCTTTAATTCCTGTGGATTTATTAGAAAAGACAAAAAACAATCGTTCTAAATGTCAAGTAGTTGAAGGTACTATGAGAGTATATGATGAACCAAATGTAGAAAAATGGAAATATTGCGTTGTCCTCCCGAAGCATAAAATCATGATAGAAGAAAGAGAGTTTAAAGGAAATGCCTCTAATCCTTATATTGTATTTCGTTGGAATAAAGCATCAGGCGAAGTATATGGTCGTGGACCAGTATTCAATGCGATGGCTGCAATTAAAACAACTAACTTAACAGTAGAATTAATTTTACAAAATGCACAGATGGCAATTAGTGGTGTCTATACTTTTGAAGATGATGGTGTAGTTAATCCTGATAATATACAATTAGTTCCGGGCAGTCTTATTCCTGTATCACCTGGCAGTAGAGGTTTAGTTCCAATATCGGCTGCTGGTAATTTTGATGTTGCACAATTAGTTCTTCAAGATATGCGACAAAATATTAAAAAAGCATTATATATGGAAACACTTGGTAGACCTGAAGGTACACCAATGTCAGCTACTGAAGTATCAGAAAGAATGGCTGATTTATCAAGACAGATTGGTTCTTCATTTGGTAGACTACAATCAGAGTTTGTTAATCCTTTACTTCGTAGAGTAATTCGTATTTTAACAAAACAAGGAAGAATTGAATTACCTAGAATAGATGGAAAAGAAGTAAAAGTCGTTCCTCGTTCTCCTTTAGCTCAAGCACAACACCAACAAGATGTTGCTGATGTTACTCGATTTAATGAAATCATTGGAATGACGTTCGGACCTCAAATGTTAAATATGATAGTTAAACAAGATGAAGTAGCTAAATATTTAGCTGGTAAAATGAATCTTCCTGAAAAATTAATAAGGGATACAGCAGAACAACAAGAATTAGCAAATCAGTTGCAAAACCTTTCACAACAAGGTAGTATTGGTCAAGATGACATGGGACAACCTCCAGAACAAGGAATCTAAAATACCAGAACCTTCTGTTGAAGAACAGAAGATGAACAAACTTTTTGCTACTGTTTTTAAAACAGATGCTGGTAAAGAAGTTTTAGCGTATTTGAAATCTATTACAGCAGAAACTGTAAGTGGTCCAAATGTAAGTAATAATCAATTATTTCATTTAGAAGGTATGCGATATTTATTTGCAATTATTCAAAATAAAATTAACAAAGGAAAGGAACAATAATGAATGACGAAACTGGGCAACCACAACAAGAAACTATAGAAAGACCAGATTATGTACCTGAAAAGTTTTGGGATGCAGAAAGACAAGAACCTAATATTGAAGCATTAGGATCAAGTTATAAATCATTAGAATCTAAATTAGGACAAAGAACAGAAGATTTAACTAAATCAATTCGAGAAGATATAGTTAAAGAACAAAAAGCTAATGTTCCTGATGGAGATTATGAATTAGTAACTCCTGATATTCCTGAAGGAGTAGAAGTTAATTTAGAACCTGATTTACCTTTAGTACAATGGTGGGGAGAGTTTGCACGTGAAAAAGGATTATCTCAAAATGAATTTAATTCAGGTGTAAAAGCATTTGTAGATAATGCAGTTAATACTATTCCTAGTCAGGAACAACAAATGCAAGAATTAGGAGATAATGCTAAACAACGTATAGAAGCTGTTGATTTATGGGCAAAGAAAAATTTATCTTCTAGTGCATATGAATCTGTTGCAAACATAGCAACTAGCGCTAACAATGTTAAAGTGTTGGAAGAAATTATGAATTTAACAAAAGATGCTCCAATGCCTAAAGAAGATACAAAAATAGATGTTGATGCTAGTGAAGATGATTTACGAGCTATGATGCGTGATCCTCGTTATTGGGATGATACAAGACGAGATAATGCATATATAACTAGAGTGACAAAGCTCTATGAACAGAAATATGGCACAGCTCCAGCGAAGCTCTAAAGTTAAGATAGGGTATCAAAATATAGATATAGTTCACGAAAAAGCATCATTTTCTAAACCAAGTGATGCTTATGGTGAATTTGATCATCGAAAAAATAGTATTTCTATTCAAGAAGATTTAACAAAAATAGATTATGCTTGTACTCTATTACATGAGATACTTCATGCAGTAGTTTATTATAATTCTTTAACACAATCAGGACAACCACTAGATAATGAAAATAAAGAAGAAATAGTCGTTAATAGTATTACTAATGGTTTAATGGCAGTTTTTAAAGACAACCCCAAGATATTGAAAGAATTAGAGCAACACATACATAATGTGCGTTGAAAATAATCATTTTTTCTGAAATATATTTACCAAGCCCTCTTTTGTGGGTATTTGTGCCTATGTCGACTATGGATAACACAAATTAATCAAAGAGATAAGTGAAGCAATAAACTAAACAAACAACCTTTGAATAGGAGTATATAATGGCAACTTCAATTACCAATGCTTTTATAACTCAATTTGAAGCTGAAGTGCATATGGCATATCAGCGTATGGGAGCTAAATTGAAAAATTTAGTTAGAACTGTTAATGGTGTTAATGGCTCTACTGTAACTTTTCAAAAATTAGCTAAAGGTTCTGCAACTACAAAAGCTAGACATGCTGAAGTAGTAGCTATGAACTCTGCACACACTAACGTGAGTGCTACCATGTCTGATTACTATGCAGCAGATTATGTTGATAAATTAGATGAGCTTAAAGTAAATATCGACGAAAGAGGTGTTCTTGCTAAAAACGCAGCATATGCGTTAGGAAGAAAAACTGATGATGTTATAATTACTGTTTTAAAAGCTGCTACATCTATTGCTAACAACATTAATTCTTCAGCAACAAACATGACGTTAATTAAAGCACAAAATATGCTTACAGTTTTCGGGAATAATGATGTTCCTGATGACAACCAAAGGTACTGGGCAGTTGGTCCTGACCAATGGGGAGACTTGATGGGTATCCAGCAATTCGCTTCTCAAGACTATATCGGACCTTCTGGTTTACCATTCTTAGCAGGAGAACAAACTGCGAAACGATGGATGGGATTCTTAATGTTCTCACATTCAGGTCTTACAGTCGCTACTGACAGACAAACATTGGCTTTTCATAAGTCAGCTTGTGGTCTTGGTATCGGTGCAGACGTGAAAACAGAAATTAATTATATTCCTGAAAAAGTTTCACACTTAATTACTTCAATGTTAAGTTTGGGATCAGTGTTAATTGACGGTGACGGAGCTAGAGTACAGCTCTGTGCAGAATAGGAGATTAATATGGCTTACTCAACTGA